GCCATCATTGGATGTACAGTCAATGCCAAGGCATCAATACGTGCGCGTAGTTCCGTGTCAAGGGCTTTCTGTGCGTTGTAGCCTTTCTCACAAACACCACGACCCCAGAAGCGACCCGGTACTACATCCCAAGGGAATGCCACAACAGGACGATCCTGCATCATGTACGGGTTCTCTTCAGCTTTAAGAAGAGTACCGCCATTGGCAATAACCACAACAGCCTCAACATATAGCTCATCGTTTTCCGGTACGTCTTCTACATCTTCACCGTAGATTTCTTTGTACAGTAAGTCAGCAGGTACAAGACCGTAGTACTTAGTCAGACGAACCTTGTCATCTTCATAGATAGTAATGTCCTGATCTGGCTCAAGGTCTACGTCAGTTGCTACTGAGTGCAAATCTGCTTCACGATAGATCCCTTGCTGTTGTGCAATCTCTACTTGATGCAAAGGAACAAACTCATCAATGGCTACGCCAAGGGCTTCGTCAATACTGGTAGCAACAGGATCAATCAAGAAGTTCTGTGGCATGACTGGACGTAGCTTACAAACTGTACGTGGCTTTTCCATAACACCAACTGCTTGCATCTCACCACCAAGGATAGGTTGAGTTGCAGGAGTCAGTTCTTTTGCTTCATCTAAAACAATCTCACCGATACCAACACCAAACACAGCAGAGTTAATCAAACACTCAGCAATGGCTTTACGCGCAGATACAAACTTCATGTCTTCTTCAAGCTGATTACGCAATGCTTGAATGTCCTGTGGCTGTTGATCCGCAACATCGTCTTTGATATCGAACCACTTACCGCGACCAAAGGTAGCTTCTTCAACCTCAGCAACACTAGACTCGACAGCCTGCTGTAGTGCAGGAGAAATTAAACGTGAACGTTCAGACGCTCGCATTGAATCTTCTTCAGCCCAGATACCACGCCATAGGCGGTAGTACTCGTCAAACTTTTCAGAGTAGTTTGATTCAAAGTGATCACGCCACTGATTACATTTACCAATGACCCATCCCTCAAGCGTGCTGTCAATAGAGATGTCGTTTTCGTAGTCCATATTAATATCCTGCTATTGGATCAAGAATTTCAAATTCATCTTCTTCGTAATCGTAGTGATACGAAACCTTTGCTAACTGATCAATGTATGCAAGAGCATCCACCAAATCATCATGTACTAATGCGTTAGGAAATTGGAATAGCTCATCAAGGAAGTTAGCGTTCCAGTCACCTTTGTTTAATGATATCTGTCCGTGTTCAAAGCGTCCTTGTAATGCCCATACTACACGGTCAGTCTTCTTCTTGTTGCCATGAGTAAGTTCCTCCACCCGAAAGAATCTCTGCCCAGACTTCATGATGTCCGTGAGGTAAGGAAGTACCGCATTCTTTAGCGCACCTTTTTCTATACCAACTGCGACTGGACGATAGTGATCTACAGCGTCGAATATCTTCTTGGCGGTCTTCTTGATATCCCATCGTCCATGAATAATATCCGCTACCCACCATCCGTTCTCATTCGCTTTCACCACTGCAATTGCTGTTTGGTCTAGTTTCGTACTCTTGGATTTCGTCGCGGACTCAAGATCAGCAAAACCTGCAAGGTCAACTGCAATATAATAATCACCATGCTCAGGCTCTTCATCATCAAAGTGTACCCAACTTTCTTTGAACACCTCAGAGCCACTTGCTTCAAACGATGCCATAAACTCTTGGCGGAAGGCGTAGCTCGACATGGACTTCTTAGCTGTATCAATCTCGTCTGGATCGAGAAGCGGATTATCATAAGACGTAAAATGCCATGCCTTGTAGCTTTCGTCATCGCCAAGCGTAGCATAGTGATACAAGTCATAGAAGTGGTTACGCCCCATAGGAGTACCAATAAACATCGCATCACCCTTTTGGTCAGCAAGGGCAGGGCGGAGAATCTGTTCCCAGACGCTAGGCTTCATATCCGCATACTCGTCCATTACTAGGAACTTAAGGGATACGCCTCGCATTGTCTCTGGTCTATCAGCACCCTTCAGTGAGATAGTACAACCATTGACAAGAGTAATCTGCAAGTTGTTAATATGAGATGTCTTGATGACAGGATGTGCTAGCTCTAACAACGTAGACCACATAATGTCTCGTGCCTGTCCCTGTGTGGGCGCAACATAAAACACATGCCCACGGTTAGTCTGCAACCCGTAGATAATTAATTGCCATGCCGCAAGGCGAGACTTACCAGTACGTCGTCCTGCCGCTACAATCTTGAATCGTGCCTTGTCTTCAAATACTTCCTGTTGCCAAGGAAGCAACTCAACATTAAGCTCCACGCATTATCTCTACAAGTTCTTCACTACGGCGACCCACTTGACGATACCACTTGGAATCAATCATTTCTTCTGCGGCTAAGTTGTAGTCTTTCGCTTCGATGGCCGCGAGCATGTTTTTGAATTTGGAAAGTCTGGGGCGTCCAATGTTGAATGCCATATTAACCAAGACACGGCTAACGAAATCAGGGTGATCAGAAAGATTATCAACAAGAAGTTCAACATCCGCAACAGCTACCTTACAATCATCATGGAATACTTGGAGGATACGTTCGTCAGTCACAGGAGTCCCAACAGGCCATGTATATTCCATGTCAGCCTCTGTGACCATGTGACCAATACCAAATGTAGGATACCCTTCAGAACACAGGTAGATCTCAGTGACGTATCCCTCGTGACGAACAAGGTCTTCTTTAATTTGTTCAATCAGATTCGGGGGTAACATCAATTATATCCTCATCATTTGTAACAATTGTGTCCCCGCCTACACCTTTGATGGTGATAGATACAGCAGACCTACCAGTATTATTCTTATCTTTCTCAAAATAACTTACAGGCAACATGCGATCCATTAATAACTTCCATGCCGCCGCTTGATTCTTATGCTCATCGTCCAGAGCCGCGCTCATGATGCTGTCCAGAACCTTTTGTGATCTAGGACTGGCTAACAAACGAGCTTTGAACTCATTGATTGCCGCCGCATCTCCGGGAGGTCTACCACGAACTCCTCTGTTGCCGGGTTTCTTCGCCTCAACAAGACTCTTCTTGGGACGACCTCGCTTTTTTGGTTGAGTATTCTCAGTCATTCTGTACTCTATGTAGTTTACGCAACAAGAATTGCAAGAGATTATCACTTATGTATAATATTTCTCTTGCATCTTAACTCAAGAGTTTTGATATTAGTTACAAAAGGTTTGATATTGTCTCTTGCGTTGCTTTAGTGACATAGATTATACCATACTTTGTAGCATTTGTCAAGCATTATTTAGTAATCAGTGCATATTCCTTTTCTTCAGCGGGTTTCAGGTGTCTGTTCTCCGCAGTGCGCGATTGATTTTTAGTAATATTATTAATAACATAAGCAGTTAATACGCAAATGCGAACCATTCTCATTACTATTCTAATTTCATTCTTTTTTGTATCTGAGCAGGTACTCTATATACGCGAACAGACCTGTGCCGCCCCCGCCCCCTTGTGAGTTGGCACGCCTCTTGCATGGAAAAAGTTGGCATAGTAATTGCATAGTTGCATAGTTGGCACGATAATTGCGGAGTGTGTGTGTCTGAGTAGTACCCTCTAGAGACCCCAGCACTATGAAATGACGCCCACGGTTAACGCCGTTAACCTATGAAAATAATTGCACGAAGTGCTTGCAATGGCCGTAAATGAGAGTAATATGTACATATGGATTGACAACAACGAAGGAGGTTCAAGCCATGACAACTATCACACAATTTCTGAACAACGATGTAGAAACCACAATCGCGGCGCATAACGCGGGCGTATCTCATGTCGACAACATGGCCGCAATGGTTAACGCCGTTAACTTGGACGCTGACCTAATCAAGGAATACTTGAAGGGTTTCGAGTCTGCAGTACTTGCGGCGGGTATGCCCAAGACCTCGGTCAAAGTACTGAAGTCTAACCGCAAATGCATCATGGAATTTTCGGTTGGCTTACGCAAAGGACAAGAGGACAAAGAATTCTGGACTCCTGAATCCTGCAAGAAGATGGCGGTTGAGTTCTCACGCGAGGCGGGCGACCTCTCGGACTACGCGAAGAAATGCCGCGAAGCATTGAACGATGAGAAGCCAGAAGAGACTTTCAACTTCCATGACAAGCTTCTGAAGCTGATAGACAAAGCTCAAGAAGAGGGAATAGATGTTGAGACAATCATCCTAGATATGGATGGAGTGCTACAGCAACTGAAGGGTAACTAAGGAGGGAGGGCGAAAGCCCTCTCTTTTTTTGTCTAAAAATTTTTGACTATATTTTTTTATGCAGCCAACCACAGAACGATTTGTGATCTTGAGCGATTTGTGCTTGACAGACACGGGCGATTGGTTGTGCTATACTGATCACATCAGTTGGGGAGTTGTGCTGACTGAGTTGATTGTTAACGACGTTAACCACTGGAGGTTACAAAATGACTATCGAAACTAAAGACTTGTTAAAAGTGTTCATCAGTGAAGTGACTGAAAACATTCGGACGATTGGTGATGTTGAGGAGTACTCGCGTTGCGCATCTGAACCTAAGTTCTATGAGTTGCGTACAAGGAATACGATTGGTGGTGCTTACTGGGCATTGCGTGCGTTGAGTATTCAGTTGCCGTACGCTGAAGGTAATGCTTTTGTGCGTGCAATGGATACGTTCTTTGATCAGCACTGCAAGGCTATTGTTGAAGCATATGAAACGATTGGAGGGGAGGAGTAATGGATCTATTTACAGTTGTCAGTATCCTTACTGTTGTGTGCTTCCTGTTCGCAGGAGGTGCTTACCTTGGTGAAAAGTATTTGGAGAACAAAGATGTTTAAGAATCACAACCCAGTTATTAATGCGTACATGCAAGAGAACCATGAGCAAATGAGCATGGGGATAATGTTTGTTGTGTTGTCAGTCAAGACACCATTCCATACGATGAAGCGTCAGATGGATGACTACAAAGTTAACGGCGTTAACTCCAAGTATGTTTGGGGTTTCAAGATTGACACGCATCACTACCTGCAAGACCACGGCAAGGAGTTGTACGACGATCTGATGGAGCTTTGGATGACACCCAAGAAAGAGTTTGGTGGTACTCAAGATCAGAAGGATGCGGCGATGCTCATGCGTTTGATTGAAGTGCCGGGACTCCGCGCGGTGAAGGCAGGGTTCGTCATGCAAATGATGTTCGGTCGGGTCGGTTGCTTTGATGTACATAACCTCAGACGATTCCGCAAGGTAGATCCCAAGGACTTTACGTTTGCTGATGTTACTAAGCCTGAGACTAAGTTCAAGAAGCTGATGAACTACGTCAGTCTCTGCAAGGTGAACCGTAGTACTGAGAAGTTATGGGACTCATGGTGTGAGCAGTTGGTGTACAAGCCCTGCAATCGTGGGCGTTTTTCTAGTGGACATGAAGTGTCACAGCTACACGTTGAGGCACTGGTAGGTTAACCTCCACCTCCTGAGCATGAGGATAAACTGCTCATCTTTAAAAAGTGTATGACATATAGGTACATAACCATGATGATATTCAATTACAGTAGCAAGAAAGAAATGCGTGAGCATATTGGTCAGCGTCTTAACTACACTGAGACATCCTACTTTGGCCCAGAGTACAGACCTAATGGTGTGTTGACAGGCTCTAACAGACCACAGCTTACGAATAACAAGGGGCGAGAGTTCTTTGCACAGGTCACAATGAGTGACGGTTTGATAGCAGAGGTGAAGTAATGAAAGCAGTACTGATTGATCCGTTTACTCAGACGGTTAACGACGTTAACATTGGCGACGACTACAAGGAAATCAATAGACAGATTGGTTGCGATACATTCACAGTCGCAGGATATGTTGATGATGATTGTGTATATTGTGATGACGAGGGATTACTGAAGGGGCGTACATCCTTTACCAAGATCCCTGATTTTGCATATCCAATAGCAGGTAGACTGTTGGTGTTGGGTTCAAAGCCTAATGGTGATAGCAGTGACGCATTCTATGATGCGGCTGACTTCCTAGATATGGAAGGCTTTCAGTTTTTGACACATGAAGAGGTGGTGAGCAAGTATGTATAAAGATGGGGTAATGTATGTCAACTAAGTGTAGTACATGTGGTAAACGTGCGGATGTGGTAGAGCGTGATACGTTCTACTCATGTGCTTTGTGTTGGCTGAAGAGGAATAAGAAATGAGTTGGATATTCAAAGATGGTTGTGATTACACTTGCACTCATTGGTGGCATGACGAGCAGGACAATGACTATCAGATCACTGCGACGTGGAAGTTTGAGAGAGGGTTTGACATACCTGACTCATGGCACTTGCAGGATGTTGATTTTGATGGAGATTCTGCTCGTGCATTGGCGAACAAACATGCTGATGAGATACTGTCAGGGTGCAGGAATGGTGGTAATATTTGGTGTTGGGTTGAAAGCCAAGGCCCAGATGAGATTGATTTGAAAGAGGTAGATTATTCATGAAGAAGTATCATACAGACTATGAGATTATTGAGGCCTTGCGTGAGTATGCACATGAAGCAGAAGATGTAGATGAGCTACTGTCCTACTGGTTGAATCATGCTGTTGAACGTATGGAGCAGAAGGATAGACAAATTGAATATTTACAGCGGCGTGCTGAAGTGGCGGCTAATATTATTGGACAGAATCAAATCAATGAGGTGATGTATGAAGAAGGTTAACGGCGTTAACCGTGAGCGTGACTGGTTACCGAAAGGATCTAGGCACTGGAACTCAAAGCTCACTGAAGAAGATGTAGATCTAATCCTTGAGTTGAACAAGGAACGCTTGCGATTGAAAGAGGAGTTGTCTCGTGTGACTACTGTTGCGATGGCTGATAAGTTTGGTGTATCAAACAGTGTGATCTCTCGCATATGTGCGGGTCATGATTGGAGACACGTATGAAGTGGGAGGAGTGGGAGATCGAACGTGCTGTTGATTTGTGGAAGAAAGGTTCTACCTCTGGACAGATTGGTGAAGTGATTGGCAGGACAGGTGCGTCAGTGCGCGCCTTTGTCAAGAACAACAGAGAAAAGTATGGACTGACTCCAAGGATGGATGACACAACCGAGAAGCCGCACTACGATCCTGAGTATTATTATCTCCCGAAATATCATTGGCTTATCAGCAAAAGTTGGAGTGATACATGAGGTCGTTCTACTTCTTTCTGTTGGCTTATGCTATCCTTGTGACTGTATCAATTGTAAGGAGTAACACGTATGCGTTGCCGTAGTTGTGATGTATCCCTGACTGACTTTGAATCGACTCGCAAGTTTGCTGACACAAATGAGTTTGTTGATTTGTGTAACACCTGCTTCCGTGGATTGGGTGATGTTCCTGTTCGTGAACGATTCGATTTAATGGAAGCCGCTGATGAAGTCACAGACTTTGATGAAGATTCGTGATATAATATTTACTCTTTAGTTATGCAAGAGGTTATTAATATCTTTAGTAATCTCTTACAACTACTTAGTAGGAATGCAAATGATTGACTTACCGATTGAAGAAATGACTCTTGCGTTTGAGGAACACAGCAACCACGATACTCTTGTGTGTTGTCGCGATATGATCTATCAGTATGGTCTGTTGCGTGTGTTACAATCGCTTGCAGATTATGTTGAGGACAACAAGGAAGCTCATGCGCTGACTGTGTTGTGTAATTATTACAAGGAGAATGAACATGCCTTTTGTAAAGACGCACCTGCCATGCAATGATTGCGGTAGTAGTGATGGTCTGTCTCTCAACGATGATGGATGGACTCATTGCTTTGTGTGTGAGGCACGTACAGCCCCGCTAACAGACGTTAACGCCATTAACCATAGAGAGGTACAGGTGGAAGCAAGACAACTAGAGGTGACGCAAGAGAACTACGTCACGATTATCGAGCGTGGAATCAGTAGCGATACTGCCCGCGCATACAAGTGTTCTAAGAATGGGAAGGATTACCACTTCAACTACACCAATGAACAGGGTGAGGTGATTGCTGAGAAGGTACGCACTGAAGACAAACGATTCATGGTCAATGGTGCTTGGAAGAGTGCAGGTCTATACGGTCAGCATCTATTCAGCAAGGCAGGTAAGTACGTCACCGTAGTCGAGGGGGAGTTCGATGCGATGGCGGCATATCAAATGCTAGGCTCCAAGTATCCAGTGGTATCTATCCGCAATGGTGCGTCCTCTGCCGTCAAGGATGTGCAGAAAAACTTTGAGTGGCTTGACTCATTCGACAACATCGTGGTGTGCTTTGATGCTGATGACGCAGGTCAACGCGCCGCATCTCAGGTGGCTGAACTGTTTGGTGCTAAGGCCAAGGTGTTCAAGCATCTCGATGGTATGAAGGATGCGTGTGATTACCTCAAGCACAAGACCATGAAGGAGTTCACTGACAAGTGGTGGTCTGCTGAACAGCATGTACCTGATGGTATTGTCGTAGGCTCTGCGTTACTTGAGGAAGTAATGAAGCCGCTTGCACCTGCTGACTGTTCGTATCCGTTCAAGGAGTTAACGGCGTTAACCTACGGATTACGCAAGGGTGAGCTTGTCACTATCACTGCAGGCTCTGGCCTTGGTAAGTCACAGTTCGTACGTGAGATCGTATGGCATGTGCTGAACAAGACTGAAGACAACATTGGCTTGATGTTCTTGGAAGAATCAGTACGCAAGACGGGGCTATCACTCATGTCTCTTGCGGCTAATCGTCCCTTGCATTTGCCAGACAACGATGCAACAGCAGAGGAAAAGCGTGATGCGTTTGACAAGACACTTGGCACTGATCGTGTATATCTGTTCGATCATTTTGGTTCTACCTCCGTTGACAATATTGTTAACCGAGTACGCTACCTTGCCAAGGGTCTGGGCTGTAGTTATATATTCCTCGATCATATTAGTATCGTGGTCTCTGCTCAAGCCAGTGGTGATGAACGCAAAGCAATCGACGAGATCATGACCAAGCTCCGTATGCTAGTGCAAGAGACTGGTGTATCCTTGATCGTGGTGTCACACCTCAAGCGTCCTGAGTCCAAGGGTCACGAGGAAGGTGCGGCTACATCTCTTGCTCAACTACGTGGCTCTGGTTCTATTGCTCAGCTATCTGATATGGTGATTGGATTGGAGCGTAACGGTCAGGCAGAGGATGAGACAGAGCGTAACACCACACGTGTGCGTGTACTCAAGAACAGATTCAGTGGTACAACTGGCCCTGCAGGTAGCTTGCTTTATTCTCGATTGACTGGTAGAATGTCGGAGACAAAAGATGAGGAGTTGTAATGAACGTATTGGTACTCGACATTGAGACCAACCTCGCTCACGATACGATATGGTGCTGTGTTACTCAGTGGGCAGGTGACAAAGGTTGCCTTGTTCACACTGAGTCAGATCACTTGCAAGCTGTCATTGATCAGGCAGACGTAGTGGTTGGACACAACATCATTGGCTTTGATGGGCCAGTACTGTCCCGTGTATGGGGTGTGACAATCCCATTGAATAAGGTGCGAGATACTCTGGTCATGTCACGGCTATGGAATCCACAGTTGGAGGGTGGTCATAGTCTGCGTGCATGGGGCGAGAGGCTTGGTGATTTCAAGGATGACTTCACTGACTTTGATGGTGGCCTCACGCAAGAGATGATTGACTACTGTAAGCAAGATGTACAAGTAACTGTACAGTTGTACAACAAGTTGACACGAGACCTACAAGAATACGGAAGTAGTGTAGACCTAGAGCATCGTGTTGCGTTTCTTATGAAGAAGCAGGAAGACAATGGATTTAAACTCAACGTACCGGAAGCTGTCTCTTTGTTGGCTCAGCTTAAGGATCGAATGTCTTTTATTACTGACCATCTGCAAAATATATTTCCTCCGATTGTGGAAGAGCGTTGGTCAGAGAAGACAGGCAAGCAACTCAAAGACAGGGTTACCGTATTCAATGTGGGGTCACGTAAACAAATCGCAGAGCGTTTGCAGGAGCGTGGTGTTAAGTTTACTAAGACGACTGAGAAAGGTAGTATCATAGTTGATGAGGGTACGCTCAAGGGTATTGACTTACCTGAAGCGCAACTGATTGCTGAGTACCTGATGATCCAGAAGCGTGTCGGTCTGATTGACTCATGGCTTGATAACGTCAAGGATGACGGTAGGGTACATGGCAGGGTGATCACCAATGGTGCGGTGACTGGACGCATGACTCACCAACGTCCCAATATGGGACAGATACCTAGTGTCAACAGCGAGTATGGCTCTGAGTGTCGTACCTTATGGACTGTCGATGATGGTAATGTCTTATGCGGGACGGATCTTTCGGGGATCGAGTTGAGATGTCTTGCCCACTACATGCAGGATGATGATTGGACTGAGGAGTTATTGAATGGCGACATCCATCAGAAGAACGCTGATGCCGCAGGCGTTACGAGACCGCAGGCTAAGACTCTTATATACGCAACACTGTACGGTGCAGGGCCGGCCAAGATTGGCAGTATTGTCGGGGGAGGTGCGCGTGAGGGGAACGAAGTACTCCAGAACTTTTATCGCAACACCCCTGCGCTATCGAGACTCATGGAAAAAGTTAAGAAAGTGGCGAGCAAAGGGTATGTGCCGGGCTTGGATGGTAGAAGAATACTGGTGCGTAGTGAACACGCCGCACTCAATTCCCTACTCCAAGGATGTGGTGCTATCATTGCCAAACAGTGGTGCATTGAGGCACACAAAGAGTTCAAGAGACAAAGACTTTCTGTACAACAAGTTGCATTCGTGCATGATGAAATCCAGATTGAAGCACAGAGACCACATGCGGAAACTGTTGCGTCAATCATGGTAGCCTCTGCTCGCAAGGCGGGTGAGGTGTTGGGGTTTCGGTGTCCTGTTGA